TTCATCTCTACACCAATGATCAAGTTTTACTCCTGAAGTTACTACCCAATCAATATAGTTTTCCATATACATAGGATTAACATTGTTTAACCAACTACCAAACTTAACAAAAGCATTGTAGTAAGGACTATCACAAAAGTCTTGATATGTTTTTTCTTTTTTCACTCCTGCACTTAACTTATAAAATCTTGTAAATGCATAGTATCCTAACTGTACATGTTTTTCATTTTTTTGCAAGTGTCTGCGTTTCTTTTCACACATGTGAACTGCTAATGTTTTTTCTCTAGTAAAACTAGCACCACAGTATTCACACTTATATGGTTTAGATATCGACACTTCTTTTATCCATCCCGTGGTCTTCTCCAAGTGCAAACAATTCTTTTTTTGTAGATATTCTAGCAAGTAATTCTACCTCATCTTGTTTCATATTAGGATATATTTTTTGTAAAAACTTTAATGCTTTACTGTTAGATTTATTTCTGTGTTTATATCCTATCCATTCATGATATTGAATCTTTTTTGTATTTCCTGCAATACACAAAAGTTGCCAAAGAAGTTTTTTATGCTTCTGCAGATTAAAAAAGTTTTTGTTATAGTATTCGTTAGTTTTAAATACTGCAAGTTCTTGATCATCTCTTGATCCTTTTTGTGAACTAACATATCTGTTTAACAAATAAAAACTTACCTGTTTCTTTTCTTCAATCGATAGCTCGTCCCAAATCTCTTTACCACCCATATCAATAGCGGCAAGTATATCTTTCAACGGCAATTTATTCATACCATGCTATCCAATCACTATCATGTTTCTTTACATTATAACGTAATTCTTTAAAAAAGTCAACCACTAAATTATTTTTAAATAAAACAACAGGATGCCATTTTACTATTGTATTTACTGATCCCATTAACACATCCAATTCAGTATTACCAACATCTACTTTTATTAAATCTATGTATACAAAGACAAAACTATCTAATGTTTTTTGTGTTACACTAAATTGTTGTGTACCTTTATCTGTATACAATACCGTTTCTTTTTCAATATCTCCTAATTTGTAAGGAAACATTTTTATTGAATTTGGTATTAATTGATTGGTTTTTGGATTTGGTTCAAAAGCATATACTCTTTTAAATTTTTCCACATATGGTAAAGTTTTATCACCATTGCCTGCACCTATATCAATATATGTTCTAAACTGTTTGACTTTGGGCATTGCCCATTCGTTCATTTTGTATTCGCTCATTTTTATAATTCCATAAGTGGATATCTTCTTGTGTATTGATTTCTACACCATTGAAATCAACTCTTGCACATCCTATGTCCCATCCTGCTTTGAGCCATCTAAGTTGTTCTAATTTTTCAACCTGTTCTTCCTTTGTTACTACCAAGCTAGGATATAAAGCAAGTACGTTGCTTCTATATCCATACACACCAAGATGCCAGTCACCATAACCTGTCATACCTCTACCAAACCATAGAGCTTGATCTCCGGCACGTACCATTTTGACTGAGCTTGGTTTGTTTTGTTCTTCTTCAGTCATATCTGTGTATAATGTAGTAATTGAATGGTGCTTTAAATTATTTGCAACCGTGTATATCATTTCAGCAGTTATATCTGGCATATCACCTTGCACATTAACATAATAATCATAATTTAGGTTAGAGGCCGCCATAGCACATCTTTCTGTGCCATTACTTGCACTACCTGTCATGATATGATTAGGAACCAAACTTGCTATTCTTTTGCTGTCTGTAACAACATAAACATCAAAGTCTGTTTCTCTACATGCATTGAATACTCTTTGTATTAATGGCTTTCCATCTAAGATGTATAGCATCTTATCAGGAAATCTTTTACTGGCTAGTCTTGCCGGTATTAGTATAGCTGTACGCATTTATTTCCTCTACAACTTTTTTAAAGTCTTTTAAGTGTAACATGTTAGGTCCGTCACTAGGAGCATTATCTGGATCTCTATGAACTTCTAAAAAGAAACTGGATACACCAAGTGCGGAAGCGGCCCGAACCAAAGGAGGAACCATAGTACGATCACCACCACTAGAGCTACCTGCTCCGCCCGGCTTCTGTACGGAATGAGTAGCGTCAAAGACAAAGTTACTCCCGAGGCTTTCAAGCAGATAAGACATCCCAGTAAAGTCGACGACGAGAGTATTATATCCAAAGCTAGTCCCTCGTTCAGTAATCCAAACATCCTTTGCCCCTTCTGTCTTACTCAAGATCCCTTTCACGTCCCAAGGTGCTAAAAATTGCCCCTTCTTAATATTTACAATACAATCTGTTTCACATGCCTTTTGGATTAAGTCTGTTTGCCTACATAGAAATGCTGGAATTTGTATTACGTCTACTACATCTTTTACCTTATCAACTTGCCATGTTTCATGCACGTCTGTTAATATTTTTAATGTGTCGCCATGTTTTTCTTTTAATAGTTTAAAATCATGCAATGTTTTTTCAAGACCTAAACCTCGCACTCCTTGTTTACTACTTCTGTTGGCTTTGTCAAAACTGGCTTTGAATATATATTCTATACCTAAATCATCACACACTCTTCTACAATATGAAGCTATCTCAAATGATTCTAAAATGCTTTCGTGTTGACAAGGTCCTGCTATTATTCTCATTATCCACTCACGTATGGTTTGCCATCTTTGAATTTGGCATAAAATTCTTTTTGTTCATGAATTCTTCCTAATACTTCTTGTAGTTCATTCATTTCTTGTTTAAGTTGAGGTGATGTTTCGCCTTGTGCAATGGCTAATCCTCTACGACCTGCCTTTGCTCTTAAAGCCTGTTCGATTATTTCTACATCTCTAATTGATAATTTAAAAGTAGTGTTAGGCTTTGTCATTCTTTTGATCCTATCATGTAATAAGTATTTCTTAACTTTTGAATTAGTTTACGTAAAGTATAATTTGTTTCTGCCGCCATCATAATGTCTTTCCATTCATCATAATCTATTACACCCATTGCTTCAGCTACTGCTTTTGGTTCACCACCTACGACCCATCTTTCTATCATGTTGTGTGGAGGATCTCTATAACGAGCATACGTGACTCCGTTAGCTCTTTCGTAGATTAGTGCTTGTCCTGGTATGAGTGATTGTTTTACAACAGATCGACTCATCCATTTTTCACCTTGGTTCCTACTGTGCGTCTTACAATATCATTATGGTTGAACTCTGCCCAATACAATTCAAAAGCAACGCCATCCTCTACACCTTCAAATTGATGTATCTTTCCTGGCTTGACCTGTGTAAAATCTCCTGCATTAAGTATTGTTTCGTCCATTAAACCTTCTTGATCGTCCTGCCAAACTCTTACAATCATCTTTCCGGATTCAACAAAAAATCCATTCCATTTAAATTTATGCTCGTGTTCTGAACATTTGTATCCTTTTTTAAATTCAATTCTATGGAATTCAAGAACACCATTAGCATGTATTAACTCTGTTTGACCCCAAATTTTACCAGCTTTCATTAAAATAATTCTCCGTACTTGATAACTTCTGTTTGTCTTGTTACATCTTTTATAAAATATGCACAAAGTGGTGACTTTTTTTCTTGTACAGGAACACTCAATAGTTGTCCGTTACGTACTTTAGGAAAGTACCATTTCACATCGTTATAATAATTAATTACCTTTACATGTGTAAAGTCAGGTTTGAAACTGGTGTGCGGGTTGAACAAGAACGCTTCAAATCCTCTGTCACCTATACTTGTTAAAGGTAATACTTCTATGTCATTACCACTGTCGCTACATCCGACAGCTATGTGCCAATCTATAGGCATTTGTACTTCAAATCCACCAATGTCTAAAACAACACTAGGCGAGCTAAAAGATTCTAAAAATATTAAAGGTATAAAGAAGAAATCTGGATTGCTTGGATCTGAATTATCAAGCACACTGAATCTAATATCCTCTTCTATTTGCTCAGGAAGAGTATTTAGATCAAGTGGCTGATCTTCTAAGGTTAGTATTTTCATTTTAATTCCATTCTATTTTTTCAATCGTAAATGGGTACTGTGCCTCCTTATAAAACTTTTTACGTTGTGTTAAGTGGCGCTTCGCAAACTTACAAGTTGATGTAAGATCCCATATTTGAACGAAGTCTTTATCTTTTGCCTTTCTAACGCCTCTACCAATTGATTGTATTACTCTTACAAAACTCTTTCCAGGTTCAATGAGAACAAGATTAAAAATACGAGGTATGTTAATACCAACGGCGGCCACACCATATGTCGC